CTAGAGTACGCGGGTGCGGATCACCTCGGCGATGCCCGGCTGCAGGTTATCGGTGATCACCAGATCGGCGCGTTCCTTGATCGCATCATCGGCGTTGCCCATCGCCACGCCCAATCCGACCGCTTCCAGCATGCTGATGTCGTTGTAGTTGTCGCCGAACGCCACCACCTGATCCATGCTCAGCCCCTGCGACTCCACCCATTGGCGCAGGCGCTTGCCTTTGCTGTTGCCGCCTTTGGCGATATCCACCTGATCGTGCCAGGACCATTCGCACGCCAACCCCAGCTCTTTTTCCACCTTGTCGGCAAACTCGCGCAGCGCCGGAATATCGGCGTGCGAGGTGGCGAATTTCCAGATCGCCTGCGCGTCGTCGGCCGCCTGCGCCAGGCTGCCGACCTGCAGCAGCGTCGGGCGCTGCGCCGCCGGCAGGGTTTCGGCCCAGGCCAGCGAGCGGATCACGTGGCCGCTCGGCTCCTGATACAGCATGGCGTCGTCGACGTACATCAGCCCGTGAATGTCGGTCTGTTTGAGCATTTGCAGCACCTGCCTGGCCTGAGCTTTCGCCAGCGGATCGGCCGCCAACACCTTCTTCTGCTGAAAATCATACAGATAGGTGCCGTTGCAGCAGATGGCCGGGGTATCTATCTGCAGCGCCTGGTAGAACGGATGGATAGCGACGTGGTGGCGGCCGGTGACCACCACCACCTGGATGCCGGCGGCGCGCGCCTGCGCCAGCGCTTCCAGCGATTGCGGTAAGATGCGTTTTTGGTTGTCCAGCAGGGTGCCGTCAAGATCGAGGGCGATGACGCGGTAGCTCATAGGGTTCTCGTTATCGTTAGCCATAAAATTAATCCGATGGTACATCTTGTATATGATTTTTAAAAATCAACAAGTTATTTTTATCGGGGGTGCTATTGGGGTGCTGGTGGGGCAAGCCCCACACAGCATTACTTGCAGCGTTCTAACTCTTCTTTGGCGGCTTTTCTTCGTTGATCAATCAGTTCGGCCAAGTCAGCAACATGTACCATACGTGGTGATTTTTGGGTGTTCCCTACGCGAAATGTTACTATAGGCAACTTACCCTCTGCAGCCTTCTGTTCAGCAGTTGACGGACGTAGTCCAAGATAACGCTCTGCAATTTCCGATAGTGGAATACTGGACCTTTCGTATTCGGCCATCAACAAAAACATCGTATTCATATTTTTTTCTCCACACGCTAAGCCCGCCGCATACGGGCATTAAATCAATCGTGACATGTCACACTGTTAATTTCGTTTCGTGCCATCCCAGGGTAAGCCAGCACGCTGCATCACCTACGCACGGACATTCTTTTACCGGCAGTTTATCGCCGCATTTTTTACAAGATCGCTGCTGCTGGCAGCTCAGTTTCAGCTGATATTCAGCATGGCATCGCCGGATAAGCAGCCCTACAACCTCGTTGAAGTCGTAAGGTTCTCGGCCAGGGCGCAGGCCTGTTAAAAGTTCCTGCGCCATCTGTTCTTCTTCTGGCTCCAGCTGCAGCTCACGAATAACGATCCCGCCTTTACGCTGGCGCGCTCGCTGGGCAGCTTTACGCTCTGCCGCTGTCTTAGCCATTCCCACCCTCCGGCGCTGCTGCCAGCATTGCGGCGCGGCAGGCGTTCCAGCCAAGCTTGTAGGCGACGTTAATAGAGCCGCACGGTTCGTGGCTATCCATTTTGACAATGGCTTGCCGCGTGCTGATTTCCTCCGGCACTGCTGGCGCTGGCGGGGCGGTGAACAGCTCGGTTCCATGTGGCAGGTCTTTGCCGCCGTGTTGCCAACAGATGCCTCCGCTTGCAGCTGGGCGACGGTCAACCAGTGCCACCGGCTGCGCCTCCCGGTTAGCCAGGAGTTCACTGGTCAGCACCAGCAATTCATCCGGCCGCATGGTCATCTTCAATTTGGTGGCAGAAAGTTCCGTGGAGGAGTCATGAATCCATTTCAGTCTTTCGGTCGTTAGTGTCATGCATCCCCCTTAACCTGCTGTAGAGTGAACGGCGGCCGGGAATGTTAGCTCCCCGAAACCAGCATCAAGATCGTTAACTACCAGGCCGAAATCCCTGCCTCCACTGTCTTGTAATTCATCTATCTGTTTATCCAGGCGCTTGTCATACACAAAAACGTCCTTATCGCCGATGGTGAAGAAACCCAGACGCGTTGACGGGCAGCGGTTAAGCACCTTCTGCACTTCATTCAGCCATTTGCGTTCTGCTGCTGTTAGCTCAGCCATCCTACTCATCCCCCTGTACGGTGAAGCCAGCGGCGCGAACGCGGTCGGCGCAATAATCAACGGCAGCATTAAAGCCGTCACCGGCATAGGGAACATTGCTGGAATCGACCTTTTTCAACCGCACCGGCGTAGCCAGCTTGGCGCGCAACTCAGCGATTACGGCCTCGCTATCCCCATCAACTGGCGGAAGGTCAGGAGTGGTAACGCCGAACAGCGCAGCGAGTGCCCGGTAGTTTTGCTCGCTGTGGTAGCGACCTTTGCAGCGAACGAGTTTTTCACCGGCTGATTTGATGGCTTTCAGCTCATAGATAGCCATCATGATCGACTCGTTGTCGGGATTGCAGCCCAGCTCGTTGCCGATTTCTTTGAACACCTGGGCGGCGTCTGTCCTGATGACTTCCAGCTCGGCGATGCGCGTATCGCGAGCGTAAATGACGCTTTCTAGCGATGCCGACTTGCGCCGCTCTGTGTCTACATCTGCCTGGAGTTGAATAATCCACCGTGCCAGATCGCCTTTTTCATCACGGCGCAGGCTCAGATCTTCGAGTAGATATTTATCGATCATCACAGCTCCCATTGCGCAGAACACCAGCAAAAGACAAAGCCTCTTGGCTCGCAGTGGCCCAATGCCGCTGCGCTTCACAATCTGGGAAAGTTTCGTCACTAGCCCATGATTTGAATGCGGCTGCCAGCTTCTCTACACCTCTGACCTCCGCCTCTGCTATGCACTTATCCTTCGCTTCCAGCTCTGCCAGCAAGGCGGAGACGTACTCTTGCGAGTAAATGAAGTGTGGGCCATCCGGCAATGCATGGCCTGCCGAACTCCACGCAACAGCAAACGTATTCCCATCCATGCGGCCGCGCTGTACGTCAACAGTCGCTACCGGCTTGCTCAGCTTATTGTCCATGACTGTAGTCCTTCAGGTAGTCCAGAAGCTTCAGGATTGCCCAGCAGTAGAGGCTGAACAGTAAACCTGCGAGAAAGTACGAACCGAACCCGGTAGCGGTTACTGTAACAACCTTGATCTGCAGGATTGCTACTACCAAAATCAGAATACGAATTACGCCGATTAACGTGCTCATAATGCTTTCTCCTGGGCCTCGGCCCGCTCATACTTCAAGTGAGAGCTGAGGCGTGAAACGTTCAGCCTCTTCGTTGTATTCGAGCGTGCCTGGGCTGTTAAATGCCTCGATTCGCTCCGCCATTACTGCGGCTCTGGTTTCTTTCGACGCCGGCGAATATGCGCCTTTCCACTTTTTATCGATGCCGATGTTGCGCGCTACGTTCGTGCTGTCAGCGCTCGACAGTGGCAATTTTGTGAAAATCAGCGGATTCAGCATGCGCAGGCCGTGCAACTTGCAAATCGGCTGGCCGTGCTTATCCACAATGTGCCGGATGATGTCTTTCATGCGTGTCACTGAAATAGACGGTTTTCGGACGTCGTACTCACCGCAACTGCCGATTGCCACCCGCGGATACTCGTGGCAAAGACGGATGAAGCGATCATCGCTTTCGTTCATGTGCCAGACAGGCACGCCGACGAATTTTCCGTGCGGCCACTCGCCGAGCAATGCATCGTTTTCAGTTGCGCCACCGTCGATCACATCGGGAATAATCGCAAAGTCGAATCCAGGGTGATTTTTCCATCGCTCTACGAACGCGTAATAATCCGACCAATCAATTTTGTTTTTGCCCGCCGCTTTCCAGGCGCTGAATGCGCCGTTGTCTATCGCAAATGACTGACAGATTTCAGCAGCTAGCGCGAGCTGGCTATCATGTACAAACGAGATAAACGCATGCCGCGCGCGCCAGGCTTTTATCGCGCACGTATCCGGAGTTATCGGCCCGCCGTGGTAGTGGATCACTGCTCCACCTCCCTAGCGGTGTCACCCGATTTGACGAAGATGATCCAGTGCGTCTTATCGTTTTTGCCGGTGCGCTGCCAGATAGCCGGCTTCTCGTCTGTGAGGGCGATGATCTGGCTAACTGGTATCTGGGTTTCGTTCCATTTGAAGATCAGCACGCCTTGTGGCCGCAGAACGCGGAAAGCTTCAGCGAACCCGGCACGCAGTTCATCGCGCCATGTTTCGCGATCGAGCTTCCCGTACTTTTTGCCCTGCCAGCCGTTGGGGCCGACGCGCTCCAGGTGCGGCGGATCGAACACGACAACCGGGAAGGTGCAATCAGCAAAAGGCAGCACGGTGAAGTCGGCGATCAGGTCAGGAGAGATAACGAGCTTTCTGCCGTCGCACAGGGTGTGGCTCTCGCTGCGCTTGTCGCTGAATACAGCGCGCTCGTCTTTCTTGTCGAACCAGAACATGCGGGAGCCGCAGCACATGTCGAGAATGCTTTTGCCTTCGAGGCACAGTTCATTTGCTGGCATCACGCTTGCTCCTTCAGTGCTTTAACAATCTGATACATCGCCTCTGGCGGCACTGCGTTACCGGCCATGTGGACGGTCAGCTTGTGCGATGGCGGTTTGATGTATTCGGCAGGGAACGACATGGCTAGCATGTTCTCTTCCTTGGTCAGGATGCGCATGCGATCGCCGTCAACCACCGCCCAGCGGTCACGCGTCGTGATGGTTCCTATAGGGCGCTGCAGAGAGCGACCAGTTTTGGTGTTGCCGTAGTAGGAAATTAAGAACCGGTCACCGAATTGAGCACGACCATTAGCTACCCGATCGAGCGTCGCTGCTGCGCGACCAGGCTTATTGACCGGCGACCAGCGGCCTGCATCAAAATCAATGAACGAATCAGCGGAAACATGCGGCAGCTTTGGCAGCTTCAGCATCAGCGGTGACTTGCTACGCGTGCAAACGATGAACATACGGACACGGTTCTGGGGCACACCCAGATCAGCGCAATCAACGATGTGTGACGCCAGTGAATAGCCCAGCGTCTGCATCGCGTGTTCCCACGCTGGGTACAGCGCCCACTGCAGGAATTCCGGTACGTTCTCAACGATGATTTGCTCAGGCTTCAGCACTTCGGCTGCTGCCGGCACCGACCACGCCGTTGAGCGGCTTGCATCGTGTTGCGGGTTACCGTTGGCTTTGCCGCGTGCTTTGCTGTGGCCCTGACAGCACGGAGAGGCCAGTAATAGGTCAAGCTTGGGTGCTAAAGCTAACACCGACGCAAAGTTAGCCTGGTGCAAGTCCTGACACGCGTGAACAGTGTTGGGGTGATTCAGCGTGTGAGCATCAACAGCTTCCTGCCAGTGATTTGCCGCCCATACGATTTCCACACCTGCTTTTGTCGCGCCGGTTGATGAGCCTCCAAGGCCTGCGAATAAGTCGATACCTTTCATTTGGCCTCCAATTGCTTCAACGCTTCACGCACGGCATCCAGGATGCGCTCAAGGTATTGGTATTCGTGGTTAGGGACAGTTGGCCATTTGGCGTAGTAGGGGTCATCACCCAGCAGATCAAGAAGCACGGAGCCATTACTCCAGGAGCAGCAATCAGCTTTAACGTCATCACTGCACTCTGCTGATTCCCACATGTCCCGCGCTTTTACGCTGTCTATTTCACCAGAACGGCGCAGCTTGCAGATTTCGGCCTTCACAAACTCCAGGTTCGCTTCGTTGTCGTTATCCACTTCACTGTGCATCATTGGCGAAAGGCAGCCGATCAGGTAGTCATTCGATACGCGGATTAAAAACTGCTGAACAGTATCCCCACCCATTGCAGGCCAAAAAGAAGTCCATGCTTTGCCGAAGCAGGTGATAGTGATACGGCCTTTACCTGGCTCGTAGTTTTCAGCCATTACGCGGATAGGGTCGAGGCGTTCGACTTCAGTGATTTCGATACTCAAAACTTTGGTTTCGGTGACCTTCATTTGGCCTCCCGCAGCTCTTTAGCCAGGCCTTCAAGAGCCATGACAGGTAAGCCAATATGCCCGGTGCTTGCGAACATATTCATCAGTCGCTCGATGGCCTTCTCAACTCCCTGCGCCTGGATATTTGCAACAGCAGCGCCTACCTCTTCAACAATGTCGTCAAGGTATGCGTGCCAGTTACTCCACTCTGGGCACTCTCCAGTTACAGCCTTGTAAATCGCGGCTATAGCGTTCCGTGCGGCATCGCGTTCAGCTTCCAGATCGCTCACTGCCTGCTGGTGGTCATTAAACTGAACTAACTCGCCATGCTCAGCTTCACGCGCAAAAGCCTCAAACCGAACGGCGTGCATTTTGTAGTCAGGGGTAAAGCGCTTGATGGTTGTCATGCTTCGTCTCCCAGCACCCAGCGGAGCGCCTGAGCGTAATCACCGATCGCACCCTCAAGGGCTTTCGTGATTTCTTTTCGGGACTTCATGCGGGGTTTGGCATCGCCAATGACCTGACGCTGCCGGCGCGCTTTTTCGTGGCCTTTGGTGCCGGCGGTTGCCGCTTCAACTTCTTTCACCTTCTCGCGCTGTTCTTCGGGTGAAAGGTTCGCCAACTGGCGTGCCTGGCTGACAGTGACGGTGCCTGATTCGACCGCATCTTTAACGGCCTGAGTGGCATCGAGCAGGGCGAGCGTGGCGCGGATCGTCTGCACACCGACGCCAAACATCAGTGACAAATCTTCTTCATCGTGGCCGCGTTCCAACGCATCGGCCATCTTCTTGGCGCGCCCCAGCGGTGTATCGGCACGCCGAATCTCGTTGGCGCTGATCATTGCCTGCGCCATGCGTACAGCTGAACCTCGTTTAGTTACTGCAGGAACGAACAGCAGATCCTTGCCAGCGGCTGCCAGTCGCTTATTTGCCTCTACGGTATGTCTAACTCGCTGACGGCCATCAACGACGCAGGACAGGCCGGTTTCAGGGTCTTTCCAAACGATGATTGGCTCCAGCACGCCCTGATCCATGATGTTCAAGATCATCGACTCATCCAGCGGCAAGTGAATGCGCTCATCGTAGAGCGGGTGTGCTGTGTCGGTTACAAGGTGCAGTCGTTCGGGCTCAAAATTGAGTACGTTGGTTTTTCCGCTGGCCCCGTAGGCTTCGGTAGAGTTCTTGGCCATTTAATTACCCCACACTGATTTTCGGCAAAGCGAATCCCTGCCAGAAACTGGCAATTTTCCGCAGATAGAAAATCGGTTTTTAAGAAGGGAGGCCAGCCGCCCGCATAGCGCTGGCTCCCGGTTAATTACTCACACATCAGGTGGCGCACCGCGCCGGGTATTTATACTGTGTAGATATAAATTAGGGGCCGACACAGTACGCCACCAGATATGTGAAAAAGTAGCGGCCAGCCTATGAACATTATCTTCACCCTTGTGGTTGAAGTTCGGCGTGGCCGCCAAAGACTACACACAGCAATCGCATTTTTGCCGGATATCTGCGCTCGCTTTCGCTGCAGTGCCGCCGGCCCGGCGCATTTGGTGTGGTGGCTGGTAAACAACGCCCCTGAAGTTTCCAGCCTTGAACCACAAAGGAAAGAGCACTCGGATGCGTGACCATCACTCCAAATATTCTGGGACTATTTGGCGCTGAATGCTCTTACCGGTTGTGTGCTGACCTTCCAGCCAGCTCGGTGGGGATAGCAAGCGAACCGCTGAACGTACCCACTCGGCGGATTCGCCATTTCGGATGCCGCCGCATAACTCCGAATGACCCTTCATTTTTAGCTGACTGATGCGTTAACCGGGCGCCAACCGGAACTACGTGATGCTTATCGCCACCTTTCCCTCACTCCGTCGCCGGGGGGAACTTGGCCATTACCACTGATGCGGCTGGCCGGTAACTACGGTCGGCCCGTTTACTTGTCACATGATGCTTCCCTCCATTCCCGTGCCTGTTCTCGTCATGGGGCAGGCTCCCGGTTCTCATGTTCCCTCTGAAGCCGTCAGAGCCGAAGCTGATAGCTGCAAGGGAGAAAAGACGCTTCACATTGGGCTGACCACTCATGGTCAGGATCCGTCACCGCTTCCAGAATTAAGGAATCGGGGAGTGATCAGCCCGATGTGCGCCGGTTACCCGGCGACAACCACAAAACAGAACAGCCAGAAAACAGCACAACCAACAACGCAATAAACCAAAGACCGCCAACCTCTTTTGCTCATGCTTGCCTCAGTGCGCCCCGTAGGGCGCGGTCGGTGTTAGAACGTTAAGTTGCGAATCAGAGGCGCTGCAGTTGAACCGCCGCTCATCTGCACGCGAACACGGCTTACTGACGGCTTGGCGCGTTCTTCGCCGGTGTAGCTATTGAATGTGCATGGCCCCAGCACCAGGCGGGGAACACCGCGAAGAATTACGGTTTCACCGGCTTTTGGATGCTTGCGATATGCCTTGCGGCGTTGTGCTGCGTTCATCGTGTAACCCTCTGCTGTAAGCCTGGTTCAGCGAATCATCCCGATCTTCGTGTGCCTCGGGCGGCTACTTCGTGGGCGTCCTGCCTGTTCGCTGCTGATGGAATTAATGTAACTATAGTTACCCATCCAGTCAAGGGTGAAATGTACTTAAAGGTACATCTATGGATGAAAAAATAGCCCCTGAATGGGGCTTGATTGGTGATTAGAGGTCTTGTGTGACTTGGACCACTCTTCCTATAATCCTACAATTACCATCAATTTCAATAGGTTTGAAATTTGGGTTTAGTGGCATTAGGTATTTGTAAGGTCCATCGATAACCAATTTTTTTATAGTGGCTTCAGAACTTCCATCTATCATCGCAACAACGATTCGTCCCGATAATTCTTCGACTGAACCATAATGAGGTTCAACGATTACGGTAGACCCCTCTGGAATTGTTGGGCTGCCATGAGGATTCGTCATAGACTCACCGCGAACATCAAGCCCAAAGGCATCATCAGAAACATTCACTGTCGTACTGCACCATCTAAGCACATCTGAAATTCGCGCAGAGCTATATGAATCAGTCCATGATCCAGCCTGCACGGAAGAGATTACCGGGACATTGATAGGGTTCGCGATAATCGGTTTAAGCCGAGTATCATCTTTGTTATCTGGTTCGCCCTGGGCATAAAGAAGCCACTCAGGTTTTACAGAAAGAACCTGAGCCAACACATGTAGATTTTCACCATCTGGTTGCGTAGTGCCAGTTTCCCATTTGGTAACTGAAACACGGCTCACGCCAACGGCCTTAGCTAACTGCAGCTGTGTCATGTTCAGCTGCAATCGCCTCATGCGAATACGGTCATTCATTGCTGTTTTCATGTACCCAATGTTACGCGATATGAGGGTGAAAGATGTTTGCTTTATAACGTACCTTTTGTTACCTTTATCATGAAAACCAACAAGGAGTTTCTATGAACAAAGAAACAGTAATTTCCCATTTTGGCGGTGTAGTAAATACAGCCGTCGCCTTGGGAATAAAGCACCCAGCAGTTTGCCGTTGGGGGACGATCATTCCAGAAAAGCAGGCCATGAAAATTGAACACATCACAGGGGGAGAATTGAAGTACGACCCTGAACTTTACAAAAAGTCTACCGCGCCAGCGGCTTAACCAAAACCACAGAAACGGAGAAACCGTGTGGACAACAAAGACTTTCCGACCCAGGACGACATCAGCGAAGCGATACACAAGCTGATCACGTTGTTCCCAGGTAAGTACAGCGCGATGGCTCAGCAACTGGACCCGGTGGCCGGTACCGAGAACGCATTGCGAAACCGCGTTCGCCAGGTGTCTGGTCAAGTCGTGCCGCTGGGTATGGCAGTTGAAATGGAGTCGATTTCTGGTCGTAGTGATATCACTGAAGCGATGTGCAAACGGGCTGGTGGAGTTTTCGTGAAGCTTCCCGAAGTAGAGCAGATGGGCAATGAAGAGCTGCTTTACAAATTTAACGATCTGCTGGCGTCTCTCGGCCAGTTCGCGCGCTTTCACAACGAGTCAACATCAGACGGCGTTCTGGACCGCGAAGAAAGCAAACGCATGAAGGCCAAGGGCTATCGGGTGCAGTGTCTGGTGGCTGAAATCATGGTCGTTACAGAGATGTTGTTTGGAGAGGGTGACGCCACAGATATGCGGTCTGTGGCGTCGGTCGCATTAACTAAACGTGTGGAGTAATTAACGCATGAACAGATTAGCAGATAGTCGGCTGCGTGGGCAATTTCGGTGTGTGGCTTCAAGCTGTTCCAAACCGCTCATGCCGTTGCGTTATGTGATGAGAATACCGGGCGGGTGGATGCCTGTCACCCACAGCGCGTTGCAGGAAGTTGTGGATCGTTTCAAGTATTTGGCACTGCCGGCGCCGGGAGCTGCTGTATGAGCGTGAAAGTCTCAAGTTACGTCTGGGACGGATGCGCTGCACACGGTGTAAAGGGTACCAAGCTGCTTGTAATGCTTCGTCTGGCTGACTTCTCGAATGATGAGGGGATCTGCTATCCGGGGATTGAGAAAATTGCCCGTGAGATCGGTGCTGGCCGCAGTACGGTCACGACAGCGATCGGCGAATTAGAAAGTGATGGATGGCTGACACGCAAGGAGCGCCGTAGAGGGCAGCGAAACGACAGCAATATTTACACCCTGAATGTGCCAAAGCTGAAGGCCGCAGCATTAAGCACCGAGTCTCACCGTCCAGTTTCTGACAGGTCAGATCCTGACCATTCAAAATCTGACAGGTCAGGATCTGAACGTTCAGAATCCGAACGTTCAGAAACCACGAAAAAGGGCAGTTCTCACCCGCCAGAATCTGGGGGGGATCCGTCAGTAAATTCAAAACAAGATCCATCAGGTAAAAAACCTACTTGTCAGCCTGCTGCGCAGACCGACCCTGAAGTGTTGATCACTGACCAAGCGAAGGAGGTTTTAAAACACCTGAACCTTGTGACTGGTTCCCGCTATCAGACCTCGAAAACCTCACTGGAAAACATCCGGGCACGCATTCGCGATGGGTTCACTGTCAAGCAACTGGTGCAAACCGTTGATTACATGAATGCGAAATGGGGAAACGACTTGGCCATGTCGGATTATCTGCGCCCTACAACGCTGTTTGCTCCCACGAAGTTTCCAGGCTATCAGCAATCAAGCACTGCATGGGACAAGAAAGGGCGTCCAGCCTGTATCAACGGCAAATGGCAAACCAGCACGAATCACCGCGTAACACCAGCTACAGGCGCAATCCCGCCGGGCTTCAGCAATGGCTTACCAACAGGGGGTGAACATGATGGCATCGTCAACTGATGTGATGGCGCGCCTGTTGGCGTTAAAGCCTGCACATGTCGAACCACGCTTCACGACCGTCGAAGGCTGGAAGAAATTTCAGGCGGAAGAGGCTTTGAAATCGAACCAGCAGATCACGGATCAGAATCGGCAAGCGCGCATGGAGAAAATCATCGGCCGCTCAGGCATTCAACCTATGCACCGAGAATGCTCATTCAGTAATTACCGCGTGGAATGCCCTGAACAACAGGCCGCTCTGGATGCTGCGAAAGGTTTTGTGACCGCGTTCGGCAAGAGTCACGGGGGTTTTGTGTTCTCCGGAAACTGCGGCACAGGTAAGAACCATCTGGCCAGCGCTATAGCAAGAAACCTGATCAAACGCGGTTACTCGGCGATGGTAATGACTGTTTCAGAGCTATTCGAAAACCACCGCGCCACGTTCAGCAAAGACAGCCCAGTCAAGGAGGCCGATCTGCTGCGCGACCTCTGCCGGCTTGATCTTCTGGTGCTGGATGAAGTGGGCCTACAGAAAGGCTCCGACTACGAAACTAATCTGCTGACCAATATCGTTGATCGTCGCCAGTTGCAGTTGAAGCCTACGGGGATGCTGACCAACAAAACTTTCGAGGAAATGGTTGGCATGGTTGGCGAACGAGTGATGGATCGCCAGACCGATGGCGGAATTTGGGTGCCGTTCACATGGGCCAGCATGCGCGGCCGCAAGGGGAAGAATTCATGAAGAAATTAACGATCCCGGTAGACGCATTAGAAATGCGAACGCATCAACAAGGGCATTCGTCGATTAGTTCGCGAAGGTTTCCTGAAAGACAACCCAGATAGTCAGATTTGCCGCGTGCGCCATGCCGCTGCAGGGGCAACGTGGCGCACACTGCGTGACCTTGAACGGCTGGTGGTGGAAATGTACGGGGTTTACGACACGCAAGCAGCCATCAGCGCTCGTCTGCGTGAGTTCAGCAAGCCATTCCAGGGGCTGGTGAAAGAGCGACGGATGGCAAAAAGCAAATCGGGTAAGTGGGTTTATTTCTACCGCCTGGTTGCCGTTGAGAAGGAGCCTTCAGCATGAAGTGCGTATCTGGAATTGAGGTTATGCCGCTGCTGGTAATTGCTCATCGCGTGTGGCGCTGGTGGATGCTCAGAGAAGCACGCCGTACATGGCAAGAACGCGGTGATTTTCGAAAGTATGCCCAGCGTCAAGGCTGGTTGATTGAATGGCAACGCCAGCGGTTCAGCACTGATTACTGCGTAGTGCGCTATCTGGTTCGCAAGGCAGAGGGGAGTTTTGCATGAAGTCAGATTATCTTGGCGTCAGCCATACGCCACCAGAGCACAAAGACCGGTGGCAAACACCGATCGAGATATTCAGCGCGCTTGATGTTGAGTTTGGGTTTTACCTGGATGCTGCAGCAGACAAGAACAACGCACTGTGCGCTCGTTACCTGACTGAGCAGGATAATGCGTTGGCAGTCGATTGGGAGAGCTACGGCGCCATCTGGTGCAATCCACCATACAGTGCGATTAAGCCCTGGGTTGAAAAAGCCACGCAACAATGCCGGGCGCAAAATCAGCCGATCGTCATGCTAATACCTGCGGATACCTCAGTGAGCTGGTTCTCATTGGCGCTGAAGTCGGTCGATGAGGTCAGGTTGATCACCGATGGCCGCATATCGTTCATTAACGCCGGCACGGGTAAACAAGTTAACGGTAATAACAAGGGAAGCATGCTGTTGATCTGGCGCCCATTCATCAAACCACGTTGCCAATTCACCACTGTAAGCCGCGATGAGCTAATCAGTATTGGCGCTGAGGCATTGCGCGAGGTGGCTGCATGAAATTAACGTTGCCATTCCCACCAAGCGTCAATGGCTACTGGCGTTCCCCTAACAAGGGTTCATCGCGTGGTCGCACTTTGGTCAGTGAGCGCGGTAGGGCGTTCCAGGTAGAGGCTATCGCACAGGTAATCGAGCAACTGCGCCGCCGGCCGAAGCCGATTAGCACGAATATCTCGGTTCATGTGGTGTTTTGCCCGCCGAATAAAGCGCGCCGGGATTTGGATAACTACTTCAAGGCATTATTCGATGCGATGACACAGGCAGGCGTATGGCTGGATGACAGCCAGATTAAGCGCATCGAGGCGGAGTGGGGACCGGTCACTAAAGGCGGAAAAGTGGAGCTGAGAATCAGCGAGGTGATGCCATGCGCTGCCTGTTGAAACCTATCATCATCAGTGAGCTCGGCCAGGTGATATTGAAGCCAGGTGCTGATCTGATGTCGTTGTTCGGTGATCGGGTCATGGTGACGAGGGTTCCGCCTGAATTCCGCAAGATGCCATCTGGCGCGTTGCCGACAGTAGAGCAGCAATTGGCAACTGATCCACGTTTCCGATCGTTCTTCACGCATGAGCGAGTGCTGGGGGCTGCTGGTGGCCCCGCCGCTATGCGGGATTGGTTAGCCCGTGGTTTTGAATGCCAATGCGCCAGCACTGACGGGTATCACGACAAGAACGTCAGCGTGATGGAATATGGCGACCATAGTATCAGGATGTGCTGGCACCACCAGAACAAGTACCGTGAGCAGACGAGCCCGATGCTGAATAAGCTGGCAGAACAGAACGTGGCAGATTTTGTCGTGTATCGTGCCCGCGCGCACTTCATGTTTGACGAATCCCACCAGCTGACGTTGCCGGAGCTTTGCTGGTGGGCATGGGTAAAAGAGGTTATCGATCTGATCCCTGAAGAGGTGGCCGCTGCATCATTGCGTGTGGCGCCGCATAGCGTGCCTGCTGGGGTTAAGAAAGAATCAGACATCGAGCATACGCCTGCTGCACGTCAGATTGTTGCCGAGAAAGCCAAAAAAGCGGCCAAAACGTTAGTTATCGATCCGGCCCCGCCAAAGGCGTTATTCAAGATTCCTAAGCGTGAGCGCTGGACCAGTGAGAAGTTTACCCGTTGGGTTAAGTCTCAGCCATGCGCATGCTGCGGAGCACCATCGGACGACCCCCATCACATCATTGGCCACGGACAGGGTGGCATGGGAACCAAGGCGCACGATTTTTTTACTCTCCCACTATGTCGAAAACATCACGATGAATTGCATCGTGACATGTCACGATGGGAGGAAGAGCACGGCACTCAGATCGAACTGTGGTTCAGATTCATCGACCACTCGTTATCGATCGGCGCCATTTCATAAGTGTGGAGTAATAGGCGAGCTGGCATGCGGGCCAGACGCCTGGAGAAAAAGTATGAGAGATATTCAGGCAGTGTTAGAGCGTTGGGGTGGTTGGGCATCTGGTGATAACAGCGGGGTTGATTACTCACCTATAGCTGCAGGTTTCAAGGGGTTATTGCCACAGACAGGGAAATCACGGCTGTCGTGTTGCGATGATGATGGTCTGGTCATTGAAGGATGCATGGCTCAGTTGAAACGCCGGCGCCCGGATGAATATCAGTTGGTAGTTCTACATTACGTCTTCAACATGCAAAAGCGCGCTATAGCCAGGTCGTTTAAAAAGGACGAGAAGCTGATCAGGATAGGGTTGCAGATGGGGGAAAACTTCATCGAAGGGTGCTTGTCAATGTTGGATGTCCGCCTGGAAATGGACCCGGAAACAGAACGTGAAAATATTTATGATAAAACGCTAACGCGGTCCGCAAATTGTGTTTTAGTCTGATAAGAGTGGTTACGCAGTGACGTAGCTTATAGACTTTAAAAAAACCTCGCTTCGGCGGGGTTTTCTTGTTTTCAGCCCCAGCCAACATCCGACACACACCTGGCACACCCCGTATCGCCAAATCGTTTACGGCTGGTGGCTGAACCCTATTAGCCGTGGCGTAGACTGCGGCTTTTTTATGCCCTCGGTATGGAGAGGACAATTACAGCAATGAGGAGTAACGATGTCCGATCCATTAACTGCGACTGGCACCACTGCGCTGGTGTCGGCCACGATTGCGGCTCCTGCAGTTGGCATTGACTACGGGGTTATCTTTGGCGCGTTCATCGGTGCGATGTTCTACGTCACCCAAGCCAAAGACATTCCGCGAATCAGACAGGCTTTCTCGTTCGTTGTCTCATTTGGCACTGGCGTGCTCGGTGCGAGTGTTGCCGGCGCCAAGCTTTCAGCATGGCTTAATTACAACGATACCCCGCTAGAGCCGTTAGGTGCGCTGATCATCTCTGCCGTCGCGGTCAAGCTGCTTACCTTCGTCAGTGAGAAGATGGAGGATCCGACATCGCTGTTTTCCAGATTCCGGGGAGGCGCGAATGGCAAGTAACGATATCTCTGTGATGTGGTTAAACCTCATTCACACAGTAACGACTAGTGATCCACTTGTTGTGCTGAATGTGTTGCTGTGCTCGGCGATTGTCTGCCGCCTGGCATGCTTCAGAAAAACAGGTTACCGGCACCGGGCATGGATAGCCTGGCTGGCATGGTTGGTTATCTGCGCCTATTCATGGATCCCGTTTCGCTTCATTGCTCAGCAGTACCAGGAAACACACTGGGGCGTAATCGCGGCGAATCTCATTATCTGCATCGCGCTGTACCGGGTTAAGGGGAACATCGCGAAACTGCTACACCCCTTGAGGCCACAATGACACAAAACGAATTTCAACGGGCGGCTGGTATCAGCGCCGGGTTAGCTGCGCGCTGGTATCCTCATCTGCTCGCCACCTTTGCTGAGTTCTCAATCGAGAAGCCAGCGGCACAGGCAATGTTTATTGCTCAGGTTGGGCATGAATCAGCTGGCTTTACCCGCACGGTAGAGAGCCTGAACTACACGCCACAGGGATTGCTTTCAACCTTTGGGAAGCGCATCACTCCCTATCAGGCTGGCATGCTTGGACGTACAACGGCACACGTGGCAAACCAGCCGGCGATTGCAAACCTGGTATACGCCGATCGCCTGGGCAATAAATCACGCGGTGATGGCTGGAAATATCGTGGGCGTGGGCTGATTCAGGTTACCGGCCAGGACAACTACCGAGCGTGCGGTATTGCGCTGAAACTCGACCTGGTTGGCAATCCTCAACTGCTGGAGAGCGACGGTAACGCGATGCGTTCTGCCGGCTGGTTCTGGAAATCTCGCGATTGTGGCCGCAATGCCAACGATATCGAATGGGTAACCCAACGTATCAATGGTGGCATCAACGGATTATCTGATCGCCAGGCGCGGTATGACATGGCGCGTAAGGTGCTGCTATGAATTGGTTCCCATTGCCAAATTGGAAAGCAATGCTGGTGGCAGTACCTCTCGGATTGGTCGCCTGGCTGGCCGTCAGCAACTGGGGTTATCGAAAAGAGCTGCAGTTGACCAGCCAGAGGCTTTCAACGGAGCAGTTGAAAAACAGCAAGCAGGCGGGGTTGATAGCTACGCTGCAGGCTCAGGATGCTCAGAACCGCACACTGGTGGCTGCACAACAGCTGCATGAGCAGCAGCTACGCCAGCAGTACGACATCTTGCAGAGGAAATTCCGTGAAGCGATTAAAGATAATCCCTGCGCTGCTGAGCGTATGCCTGATGCTGTCGTTGAGTTCCTGCAGCAAAAATCCACCGCCGGCGCCAGAGCAGGTAATAATCCTGCCCCCTGAAACAGTATTCACGCCATGCGAGCAACCCGGCTTGCAGGGAAATACTTGGGGTGACGCGGTGAGCTACACGCTGGCGCTTCAAACAGCGTTATCAATCTGCGCCGGCCAGGTGGCCACGCTGAACCAATGGCGGGAAGCCGCCGGGAGAAACCATGAGCAAAATCGTACTTACCCTGGAACAAATTAAAGAACTGGCACGCTTCGCTGAAGAGGAGGGCCAGCCGTCCTACACCATTACCACCGGCACTATCCCGGCATTTGAGGCTGAGGATAGCGAGATGGTTGCGGAGTACAACGGCCTGATCGCTTACTCTGACTCGGAAGAGCACGGCGTTCTGCAACTGGCCTAACGGCATTACAGGTGGCATTCACTGAGTGCCATCGATAATGCGCCTACAAAGGCCATCATCCTGCTCCAGCGGGCTGGTGGCTTTTTTATTACCACTACCACCACCAAGAGAAATCACCATGTTCACACTGAAAATCATTACTTCAAGCCGAAACGAAATTATCAACGCTGTTGACTCCATCGAGTGGAAGAGAGCCGAGAAAGCTGTATATGCCTACGCTTGCACGGGTGAGTTGCTAAAGCTAACTCTGTTGCCTGGTGATACCGCCTATCTGGTTAACAGCGATAACCGCACGGTTGCCACGTACACTAATCCCGCTGCGCAGTCAGGTTGTGATTAATGGCCTCAAATTCGCCCTGGCACTATTTGTACAACACCAAGCGATGGTATCGACTCCGTTATCATCAATTGCAAAAGCAACCTCTTTGCGAATTCCACCTCAAGCGCGATCAAGTTGTATCAGCATCAATCGTTGACCACGTAAAACCCCATAAAGGTGACGAGGAGCTTTTTCACGATCCTGACAACCTCCAGTCTCTTTGCAAGCGCTGTCACGACTCTGTGAAGCAGCGTATGGAGAAAGGCGGAACGGTGACCGAGTTCGACAATGAAGGCCGGGTCATCTGGTAACAGGAGAACGCAATGCAAGACCTGAAGATTGAATACCGCGATGGAAAGTTGGTGGAGATGAGCATTGATGGTGTGAGTTTTCTTTCTGCGGCCGCCATCTCCTTCAGTCATACAGCAGATGAGACGCTACCAACGATCATCTTGACAATGTCTGTCGGTGTCGGTGAGCGACTGGCGCCCGCCGGCTCTCCTCACGCAAAACTGCAGATCATCGAGAAATGATAGCTTTTCTTATTATCATCCCGAGAGGGGGGGGAGGGGTAAAACTCTAACCCTCCCCGCTTAAAGACCGCGCTCCCAGTTTTCATTTTAAAAACGTCCAGAAAAAAAGGAAAAACAATGGCACAGCGAGGCAGAAAGTCTCTGGCTGCGACGTCTGCTGCCTCGCTGCCAGCGCTGGCTGAAAGCAGGCTTCAGCCGTCCATTCATCTGAGCGATCCGGAAATAAATGTATGGATAAGGCTGGTAAATGACAGTCCGGCCAGTTCATTCACTGAAACTCACCGAGACATGATGGAGATGTACTGCCGCCATGTTGTTCAGGCCAGAATAATTACCACTCAACTTGAAGAGTTTGAACTCGAGTGGCTATCGCGTGAGGACGGTCTCAAGCGCTACGACAAATTGCTCGCTATGCGTGAGCGCGAAGTGCGCTCGGCATCTTCACTGGCAACACGTTTACGGATCACCCGACAAGCCACTGCGGACCCAAAAACAGTTGGTCGCGCGCACAACAATCTGGCTCGGGAGAAAAAGCCCTGGGAAATTGACTAAGGCTCTTTGATGGCTAAAAAAAATCTGACAAGGGCCGAGAGAAATATTCTCTGGTGCGAAAGGAACATCGTTATACCCGAAGGTAAGTTCGTGGGGCAGCCGTTGAAAATGGCGGATTTCATGAAAGACGACTTTAGGGCAATTTTCGATAACAAACACAGCACTCGTCGCGCAATCATCAGCCGCGGACGTAAAAACGCAAAAACTGTTGAAACCGCCATGCTGATGCTGCTCTACCTGGTGGGGCCGGAGGCGGCGCCGAACTCGCAACTGTATTCTGCCGCTCGCTCGCGTGATCAGGCAGCGATTCTGTTTAACCTGGCCTCCAAGATGTGCCGGATGAACCCGGTACTTATGCAGTATGTGGCGATAAAGGATTCGGCGAAAGAAATTCACTGCCCTGAGCTGGGCTCTTATTACCGGGCACTGAGTGCAGAGGCCACCACGGCTTACGGTTTCTCGCCGAGATTTGTCGCGCACGATGAGCTGGGCCAGGTACGTGGGCCGCGTGATCCACTTTATGAAGCACTGGAAACCGCGACCGCTGCTCAGGATAACCCTATCTCGATAATCATCAGTACGCAGGCACCAGATGCGAGCGATCTACTCAGCCTACTGATTGATGATGGCCTGACCGGTGCTGACCCGCGCACGGTGGTGCGTCTACAGACCGCCCCGGAAGAGATCGATCCGTTCTCGGTTGAAGCCATCCGGCTGGCAAACCCGGCCTTCGATGTGTTCATGAACCAGAAAGAAGTGCTGGATATGGCCGCCAGCGCGAAGCGCCTCCCGTCGCGCCAGGCTGAATTTGAGAACCTTGTGCTTAACCGCAGGGTTGAGGCTAAAAGTCCGTTCGTAAGCCAGAACGTCTGGCACATGAACAAAGAGGAACCCGGAGAACTGGCGGGCGCTACCGTCTGGGGCGGGCTGGACCTTTCCAGTGTTTCGGACCTTACCGCGCTGGTGCTGAATACAACGCAGGGCGATGTGCACTGCAAGTTCTGGCTACCTGAAGAAGGGTTAGCGGACAAAGCGCGTAACGATCGAGTGCCATATGACATTTGGGCGAGGCAGGGTTTTCTTAATACGACACCCGGTAAGGCCATCGAATATGCATTTATTGCCCGCGAGCTGCGGCGCGTTTTTGATATCTGTAACGTAAGGGCGCTGGCTTTCGACCGCTACAACATGCGTTTCCTTCGTCCGCACCTCATCGATGCCGGTTTCACTGAGGCGGAGCTCGAGCGGTTCGTGGAATTCGGACAGGGCTTTGTCTCCATGTCACCTGCGCTCAGGGAGCTGGAAGCCAAGCTGCTAGGAGCGCAGCTTAAGCACGGCAACCATCCGATCCTCGAAATGTGCGCCAAAAACGCCACGGTAATCACCGACCCAGCCGGTAACCGCAAGTTTGTAAAAGGAAAATCCAGCGGGCGTATCGATGGCATGGTGGCATTGGCGATGTCTATCGGCGCGCAGACCAGTGATGAAGTAGAGGATCCTGGCGACGTTAACGATTTTATCTACAACTTTTTGAGCGTGTAAAATGGCAGATACCGATTATAGCATTGACCTGCGAACGCGATCGCCATTTTGGGCGCGCATGGCCTCTATCCTAACCGGCGGCCGCCTGGTGACACCCGATAAGGGCTCTCAGATGGCGGGCACGTCAGCGCACGGTGTGGTTGGTGATTCTGTTGTGACTGATGAGCGTAATATGCAAATCAGTACGGTATGGGCCTGCATAAGGCTTATCTCAACCGTAACAGCATCTTTACCATTAGATGTTTATCAAACCAAGAATGATCAGCGCACGAAGGTGGACAACGATCACCCCCTTGCGAAACTGCTGAGATTCCGTCCCAACAACTTCATGACCGCCCTTGAGTTTCGCGAAGCAATGACTATGCAGTTGTGTGCCTACGGCAACGCCTATGCACACGTAGAGCGAAACAGTGTTGGTGACGTGATTAGCATGGTTCCACTGATGAGCGCCAATATGGAAGTGCGGCTCAGCGATAACGGTAAAAACATTATCTACCGCTACCGACGTGATACTGAATACGCCAACTTTTCACAGAAAGAAATTTTTCATCTCAAAGGGTTTGGCTTCAATGGTCTGACTGGTCTTTCTCCGCTGGCGTTCAGTGCGAAGTCTGCTGGTGTGGCCATTGCGATGGAAGATAACCAGCGTGAATTTTTCGCCAATGGTGCGAAGTCTCCGCAGATCCTGATGACTGACGGCAAGGTGCTGACGAAAGAGCAGCGCGGGCAACTGGAGGAAAACTTTAAGGAGATTGCTGGTGGCCCGGTCAAAAAACGGCTTTGGATCCTTGAGAGTGGCTTCACCACGCAGCCTATCGGGGTTTCGCCTCAGGATTCGGAAATTCTGGCAGCGCGTAAATTTCAGGTAGCCGAACTGGCGCGCTTTTATGGTGTACCGCCTCACCTGGTAGGGGATGTCGAGAAAACAACTTCATGGGGTAGCGGTATTGAACAACAAAACCTCGGCTTCTTGCAGTACACGTTAAAACCGTATCTGGATCGCTGGGAATACAGTATTGAGCGCTGGCTGGTAAAAGATGCCGATCAGGGCAGGATACATGCCGAGCATAATTTAGACGGTCTGCTGCGCGGTGATTCGACAAGCCGTGCTGCTTTCATGCAAACCATGGTGAATACTGGTATTCGCACCGTCAACGAAGTCAGGCGACTGGATAACTTGCCACCGCTTCCCGGCGGAGATGTAGCGACACGCCAGTCGCAGAACGTACCCATTACCGATCTCGGAAGAACCAAAGAGCCCCGCACTGACGGGGCTTAATTTTTATGGGGGCCATGATGCCTGATATTCAGAAAACCCTGGCGTTCGACCAGACAGAAATAAAGTTTACCGGCGACGGTGATAAAGGCACTTTTGAGGGCTACGCCTCTGTTTTCAACAATACTGACTCCGACGGAGACATTATCCTGCCAGGTGCATTCAGCGGTGTTATTGCTGGTCAAAGCCGAAAGGTCGCCATGTTCTTTAACCATCAGACCCGCGCGATCCCTGTTGGTAAATGGGATTCCATGCATGAGGACGATAAAGGGCTGTTTGTTCGCGGTCAACTCACGCCAGGACTTAGTCTGTCTGAGGACCTGAAAGCGGCAATGAAACACGGCACCGTTGAAGGTATGTCAGTCGGTTTCTCCGTCGGCCCCGATGATTATACAGTCGGCACTTCCGGCCTCATTTTCAAAAACATTTCTTATCTGCGGGAAATCAGTGTCTGCACTTTCCCGGCCAACGAGCTGGCTGGCGTGACCGCCATGAAAAGTATCGACGGCATCAAAACCATTCGTGACGCGGAAGCCTGGCTGAGGGATTCAGTCGGTTTGACCCGTTCTGAAGCGCAGGCATTTATTGCCCGCGTGAAGTCCGCAGGCCGGAGCGAATCCGGTAGCGGCGACATTGACGCGCTGGCACAGCGCATAACCTCATTTGCCGCTAATCTGCGGAATGCATAACGGAGCACCATATGTCTGAATTAGCCACTCTCGAAAAAGCGATTGAGAATTCCCAAAAAGAAGTTAAGGAACTCATCGAAGAACAGCGTAAATCCATCAATCAGAACGGCGAAATTAACACGAAACTGCAGGCCGATCTGACCAAAGCTCAGGAAGAGCTGAAGACCACCGGCACTCGCCTGTTCGATCTTGAGCAAAAACTTGCTGGTAACTCACCGGATCAGACTACGCAAAAGTCATTTGCCGAACGCGTGTCCGAAGACCTGATGAAAGGCTGGGATGGTTCCCGCACCAAAGCGAAAGTTACCAGCTTTGATAAAGCTATCGGTTCCGGCGCAGCGTCAGCGGGTGCCCTGGTCCAACCGCAGCAAATGCCAGGTATTCTGATGCCAGGTCTGCGTCGTCTGACCGTTCGTGACCTGCTGGCACAAGGCCGTATTACCAGTAACGCGCTGGAATACGTGCGTGAGAATGTGTTCACCAACGCTGCTGCGCCAGTGGCCGAAGGCACCCTAAAGCCTGAAAGTAACATCACCTTCACTAAAGAAACGGCGAACGTGAAAACCATCGCCCACTGGATCCAGGCGTCGCGACAGATCATGGACGATGCTCCGGCGCTGCAGTCCTACATCAACTCCCGCATGATGTATGGGCTGGCGCTGGTGGAAGAAAATCAGATGCTAAACGGTGATGGGACTGGCGATAATCTGCAGGGCATTAACGTAGTCGCGAACGACTATGAAACCGCGCTAAATGCTACCGGTGATACCGGTGCTGACATCCTCGCTCATGCGATCTATCAGGTGTCTCTGAGCGAATTTGAAGCAGACGGAATCATCCTTAACCCGGCAGACTGGCACCGCATCGCACTACTGAAAGATGCCAACGGCAATTACATCCTTGGTGGGCCACAGGCGTTTGCCTCCAAGGTGCTGTGGGGACTTCCTGTTGTTTCTACCACGGCCCAAGCATCAGGTACCTTCACTGTTGGCGCATTTGGTCTTGCATCTCAGGTATGGGATCGTATGGATGCCACTATCGAGATCAGCAATCAGGATCGCGACAACTTCGTTAAAAACATGCTGACCATCCTGTGCGAAGAGCGCTTGGCATTGGCTCATTATCGTCCTGCTGCGCTGGTCACAGGTAGCATCACCCCACCAGTAACTCCGTAACTGTAAGGTCGCGGCCAGCAATGGCCGCGTTAACTCGATATGAAAATTAAAGCCATTCGAATGTTCTCTCATTATACGCTGGGGAATTTTTCTCAAGGCGATGTGAGGATCGTAGAAGATGAGGTTGGAAAAGCTCTTATCGCTATGCATCTGGCTACAGAAGTGAAAGAGGAAGAGCAAAATTCCAAGCAGGAAGAAAATAATAAAGGGCAGCCAGATAAACCAAAAACTGGAGGCAAAAGTGGAAATAAGCGAAGAACAGCTGGCGCAGATTAAATTACATGTTCGCGTTGATCATGATGCAGATGATGAATTAATAAAAACATATTTAGATGCTGCGGTCGATTATGTTGAGAATTATTGCGACGGGAAATTAGTAACAGAACTAACACCAATAGTCGAAGTTGATATTCCACCAAGAGAAATTCTTTATACTGCAGGCATATGGCAATCAATGTTGTTACTGGTGGGCCATTGGTACGCCAACCGAGAAAGTGTCAACATCGGGAATATAACTTCGGAAGTTCCATTTGGCGTAGATGCTCTCTTGCTCCGTCATCGTAGGTGGCACTGATGGCCTGTGAAGGATGCCAGCGCCGCCGGGAATGGTTAAAGAACTGGTTGAGGATTGCCCATGAACGAGCAACAGGTAAACGCACTGATAGCAGCACTGCAGGAAGAGACCAAGGCAAAGCAGGAACAGACAGCAGCATTAACCCGCCTGGCGGAGTCCAATGAATCGTTGGTCGCTGTTCTGGCCGATGCATTTAGTAGTGATGCTGATCTTATCGAAACGACGTCCATTGATGATCAGCGCCCTCAGTATCTGAGTACCAGGGGGTAATCATGCAGGCTGGAAAACTGCGCCACCGGATTACCCTGCAGAAACCCGTTAAGGTGCAAGATACCACCTCTGGTGAAATGATCGACACTTGGCAGGATGTGTCTAATCTCTGGGCCGAAGTTTCCCCGCTCTCTGCCCGTGAGTTTGTTGCTGCTCAGGCTATGCAAAATGCTGTTACCACCAGGATTAAAATCCGGTACCGACAAGATATTTCAGCAAAGCATCGCATTCTGTTTCGCGGGAATATTTTCAATATCGAAGGGGTATTACCAGATCCGGATAGCGGCCTGGAGTATTTGACCCTTCCATGCTCAGAGTGGACGAACAATGGCTGATGGCGTTGAATACACCCTCACTGGCGTTGATGAACTGATGGGAAAACTGGAATCTATCAGTGATGACATGAAGCGCAAAGGAGGGCGTGCAGCGTTAAGAAAAGCTGCCAACGTTATCGCCAACAGGGCAAAGGCAAATGCACAGCGACTTGATGATCCGGAAACCGGCCGCAGCATTGCTGACAATATCGCTGTACGTTGGAATGGTCGCGAGTTTAAGCGCAATGGAAACCTGGCCTTTCGCATTGGTGTGCTGCATGGAGCTGTGCTGAGAAAACATCCCGATAAAGCCAAGAATGCCCCAACTCCGCACTGGCGCCTACTGGAATTCGGTACCGAAAATATGCGAGCTCAACCTTTCATGCGACCGGCGGCAGAGAACAGCGCCGCTGAGGCATCCAATACGTTCGTTGTTGAATATGGAAAAGCTATCGACAGGGCAATAGCAAGAGCAGCCAAGAAAGGGGCAAGATGATGATCGCACCAATTTTTAAGGTCTGCGCTGCAAGCCAGGCGGTAACAGCTCTTATCGGTTCAAGCCCTGTGCGGTTATATCCATTTGGCCTGCAGGATGACAATGTGGTCTATCCCTATGTCGTTTGGCAGAACATCAGCGGTTCACCTGAGAACTACCTGGACAAACGCCCAGACGCTGACAGCCATACGCTGCAGGTAGATGTGTATGCCGATACGGTCACAGATGCTACATCCGTGGCCACTGCGCTGCGTGATGCCATCGAACCACACGCCTACATTACCAGATGGGGCGGGCAAAGCCGCGACCCAGAAACAAAGCGCTATCGCTATTCATTCGACGTGGATTGGATAGTGCTTCGTTAACATTCCCAACTTTTCAACATACCGGCCTTGCGCCGGTTTTTTTATGACCGGAGATCACCATGTCTGTATTGACACAAGGCACCCAGTTTTATGTCCTCGCCAACGGCGTTGTAAGCGAAGTTGAATGCATCACATCATTCACCCCCGGCGGTAACCCTGCTGACCAGATCGAAGACACCTGTTTAAGCGAGCGCAACAGCCGCACCTATAAAAAAGGCCTGCGCACACCGGCATCAGCTACTGTCACACTGAATGCTGATCCGAAAAACGCAAGTCACCTGATGCTGCATAACCTGGCCGAATCAGATGATGAATCGTTGCTGACCTTTGCCGTAGGCTGGGCAGATGGTGAGTCCGAACCGACTGCAGCGGCTCCAGGCGCACCAAACGCTGTAGATGGCTTGCTGTTGCCTGACGATCGTACCTGGTTTGTTTTCCAAGGATACGTTACCGATTTCCCATTCGATTTCCAGGCAAACACAGTGGTGAGCACGACCGCGACTATTCAGCGTTCTGGTCCTTCCGTTTGGGTTCCAAAGGCTCAAGCCGGCAGCTAATCAATCTATCCGCCGGGGCCGAGTGCCCCGCGTTAACTCCTTATTGATGGTAACGACATGAAATTAACTCTGGAATCGTTGAAAGAACATGGCGCCTTTACCGGTCGCCCGGTAGAGAAAGAAATCACCTGGAAGCAGGGCGAGAAAGAACTGACGGCAACGGTGTTTGTACGGCCTTTGGGATACTACACTGCGCGATCAGATATTCTCGCGGTAGGTGGAAAAGTTGATGGCGTTGCTGGTCGCATCGCAGCTTCTATTTGTGATGAGAATGGACAGCCAGTATTTACCCCTGCAGATATCACAGGTGAGGCAGATCCGGATCGTGGTGCGCTCGATGGTGCTTTAACAGTGGCTTTGCTGGTGGCCATTCAAGAGGTCAATAACCTGGGAAAGACGGAGCCATCAGCGCAGACGACGAAGCCTGGTGCGAATTAGTCCTGAACGGTATCGGCGGCAGGACAGTGGCAGAGGCTCAGGAGCGTCTCAGCATTTCTGAGTTTCGCCTGTGGATGAAGTATCGTAACAAGTTTGGTAGTCTAAACCCTATGATGCGGACTGAGTGGGGTGCCGCGCTGGTGGCAAGTACGATCGCAAACGTCAATAGAGGTAAGGATACACCACCATTCCATATCACGGACTTTTCTCCACACATGGAAGAATCAGTTTTACCCATTAGCTTAGAAGAAGCTATGAAAGAATGGGATTAACTTGATACACTGATGCAACCAAAACAAGATGGGAATGATGAAATGAAATTTATTTTTACAGCTTTTTTTATTCTTATGCTTTCTGGTTGTGCAAACAAAATTGACTATAATAAAGCCTCATTGAACCTATCTATAGGTATGAGCAAGTCTCAAGTTCAAGGTGTTATGGGGCAGCCAAGAAGAACTGATGTGAATTCTGATAGGGAAAGATGGATTTATTGGAATCCTGTTATGGTCGGTTTTACTCCTGTGGATAATGAACAATTATCTCAAGATAGATTAGTGGTGACATTTATTAATGAAAAAGTTGCCAAGTGGGGTAAGCAAACATTATCTGATGATATTTTAGAATCATCACAAAAAACAACGCAGGCCTACATGGATGCACTTAATAAAAAATAACTAATTTAATATAAACAAGCCTCGCAATTGCGGGGTTTTTTTATGCCCGGAGAGTGTATGGCTAGCAAATCACTTGGAACACTTACAATTGACCTGATCGCAAAAACGGGCGGATTTGTATCAGGCATGGATAAGGCAGAGCGGGCATCTGAAAAATGGAGGAAGCAGGTACAAAAAGATGTTGCCGATAGTAGTAAAGCTCTCGCTGGCATGGCTACAGCTGCTATGGCTGCTGCAACAGCAATAGGTGTAGCAGGATATCAGCTATTGAAATCTACTTCAGAGCAAGTCGCCAATACTGATAAATGGGCAAAATCTTTAAATATGTCAACGCAGGAATTGTTGGCATGGCAATTTGCAGCTGAGAAAGCTGGTTTGTCAGGCGAAAACATGTCTGACATTTTCAAGGATCTTGGTGATAAGATTGGTGATGCTGTATTAAATAAGTCTGGTGAAGCCGTTGATGCCTTAAATGCTCTCGGGTTGTCAGCTGAGAAATTAGCAAAAGCATCACCAGATAAACAAATGTTAGCTATTGGTGAAGCCCTTGGGAAAATCGGAACAAACTCAGCAAAAATAAACATCCTTGAAAGTATTGGCAATGATTTGTCAAAACTACTGCCATTGTTTGATAATAATAATGAAAAGCTAAAGCAGTTCATTCAACTAGCAAAAGATTATGGTGTAGCACCTGATCCATCATCAATTGATGACCTTATAAAAGTAAATGATATTTTCCAAGACATGGAAAGTCAGGTTAAAGGACTAAAAATTGAAATTGCATCAGGGCTAGCAAAAGTTGATTTATCACCATTACAGGACTCTCTTGACAAGGTTAGATCTGTTCTAACAGATCCAGCAATTCAGCAAGGGCTTGTTGATTTGGTCAGCAATGTTGCGCAGCTTGCTGGCTGGTTTGTCAAGACAGCTGCGGCAGCAGGAGAGTTACTAAAGTTTCAGAACAACAGGGTTGCTGTTCTTGGCGGTAACATTGACGCAAATAATTTAGATCAAGTAACAGGAAGAATAAAACAACTCCAAGACATGATTAATAATAGGTCCCCATTAAAAGGGGACGGACAATCTTGGGTCGGAAAGATTTTAGGTGATGATGATTCTGTAGGTGCATTAACAAAAGAACTTAATGGTCTTCTGGTAGTTCAGCAAAAGTTAAATGAAAAGAGATTCGTAGGTAATAATCTACCTACTGGGCTAGCAACAGTAGTTAGTGAGCAGTTTGGGCTCGGTAAAGGCGAAACAAATGGTAAGCCTAAATCTGACCCTGGTGCAAAAAAAATTGAGTCTGCATTCAAAGCTACAGAATTAAATTACATGCGGCAGATAGCGCTTATCGAAACAACAGGTAAAAAGACTGCTGAGGTTACCGAAGCCGAAAAGCTACGCTTTGATCTAGCGAGCGGTAAGCTTGTTGGTATTAATTCTGAGCAGCAGAAGCGCCTTATTCAACTAGCTGATGAGTTAGATAAACTGCAAGCTTTGAAAAAAGCCAATGAAGAAAATCTAAAGGTAGCTGCATTCGCAGCAAATCTGAAATCTTCAAATGACAATGCGAGCCAGGAGCTTTCTGCTGAATTTGTAGGTGCTGGCATGGGTGAAAAAAACCGCAGCAGAATGAAAGAACTGCTGGGGATTCAGCAAGACTTCATTAGTCAGCAGCAGGACCTACAGAAACAATATCAGACTGGTCAAATAGACAAGTCATATTATGATAAAGCAACTAAAGTACTTCAAGATTCGCTAAATGAACGGCTTGAGATACAAGAGGATTATTACAAGCGTTCAGATGAACAACGTGATGATTGGTCAGCTGGAATTTCAGATGCGTTAGTAGATTTCGCCGAACGGTCAAGTGATTACTATCAGCTATCGGCTGATGCAATGTCATCTGTCCTTGGTTCTGCTGCTGAATCAATCTCAAATCATCTTTATGATCTGGCGACAAGTGCAGAATCATTAGGTGATTTTTTTAAAGGTATTTTTTCAGATCTGGGACAGTCAGTAATAAAAACACTAGCCGATATGGCGGCGCAATGGATTGTTTATCAGGGAGTTCAGTTATTAGTTGGAAAAACGGCACAAGCAGCTGCAATTCCAGCAATGGTTGCTAATGCTCAAGCTACAGCGTTACAAGCACAACTGGCAGCATTTGCATCTACGGCAGCTATACCTATCGTCGGCCCGGCATTGGCTCCGGCCGCGATGGCAACTGCTGCTACTGTAACGATGCCTATGGTGGCCGCAATTTCTGCAGCTGGTCTTTCTGGTATGGCCCATGATGGTATTGATGCTGTTCCTGAAACGGGTACCTGGTTGCTTCAAAAGGGCGAGAGGGTAACGACTGCTGGGACAAGTGCAAAACTGGATGCAACCTTGGAGCGTGTTAGTCGAGATGCAAATGCAGGTGGCGTTGCACCAAATATCGAAATTCATACGCAAGTGAATGGAGATCCTGATGCAAGGACATTGCAGATGCTGAAAGAAACCCAAAGAGCAGCAGTTAAGGAGGCGTTAGAGCAAAGCGCTTACCAAATTGCAACTGGCCGTGGTGATGTTGGAAAGGCTGTCGGCATGGGTTGGCAAACAAAACGGAGAACAGGTTAATGGGTATCACATCCAATATCGATTACCCGCATCAATACCTGCCATTGCCGCTTCAGGATGGGTATGGACTTAAGCCCATCAGTCCGTTGCTCAGAACGCAGATGATATCAGGAAGAGCTCGCCAGAGGCGGCGGTACACTTCAACGCCAACACAGGCGCCTGTATCCTGGTTAATGAATGACGTTCAGGGGCAGGCTTTTGAGGCTTGGTATCGCGATGCAATCAGTGATGGTGCCTCATGGTTCAACATGACTTTGCGTACCCCGATAGGGATAAAGCCCTATGTATGTCGCTTTGTTGATATCTATGAAGGCCCTGTGTTAGTTGGCGGCAAATATTGGCAGTTCAGTGCAACGCTAGAACTTTGGGAACGCCCATTGGTTCCACCTGGTTGGGGTAATTTCCCAGAGTTTATTGCCGGTCAGGATATTATTGATCTTGCTCTTAATCGGGAGTGGCCTGAAGCATGACGGTATTAAATCGACTTTATGCGTCGTCTGGTTCTGAAGTCATTATCGAAACTCTACAGATCGTTGTCGGTGGAACCACATATTGGTTAACGCGTGGATGGGATGATATTACCGCAACGCTTGAAAGCGGAGTACAGGCAACCTTTACGGCTTGCGGTATAGACTTATCGTTACCAGTTCGAAATGCTGACGGTACGCAAGATCTTAAATTTGCGATATGCAACATCGATGGAAAAGTTTCAAATGCAATCCGCGACGCTCTTGGTAATCAGGAAATCGGCACGCTTACATATCGACATTACCTATCTACTGATCTAACGGCGCCGGCTTCTCCTCCATTTACGTTAACAATTAAATCTGGCTACTGGACATCAATAGAGGTTCAGATCACTGCGGGCTACATGAACGTTCTTGATACGGCGTGGCCACGCCGCAGGTTTACTCTTCCAGACTATCCTGGGCTTCGCTACCTCTCGTAAGGAAAATTCCATGTTTGACCCTGACAAATACCTTTCAGTCACTTGGCTGAAGGGCGGTCGCACTTATCCAAAACTTGATTGCTTTGGCATTGTTAACGAGATCCGGCGCGATATCGATATGCCAGCTTGGCCAGATTTTGCAGGGGTAACAAAGGATAACCACGGACTCGATCGCGCTGCAAAAGAACTGATGAAAGAACTGACCAGATGTAACCCATCCGAGGGCGCGGGGATCGTTTGTTATTCAGGAAGTCTGGTTACTCACGTCGCCATCGTGGTCATGATCAACGGCGTGCTTCACGCTGCTGAATGCAATCCTAAAGCGAACGTAACCTTCCTTCCGCTGGCACGGTTTGAGCGACGGTATATCAAAGTGGAGTATTACCAGTGATCAGAATTTATCCTTCTCGCCTGCCTGGTGAACCGCTTGAAACTCATCAACATAAAGCCATGACCTTGCACCAGTGGTTTGTCGATAACGTGGATGGTTATCAGAATGTAATGCGTCATCCTGTCTCGGTTGAGGTTAACGGTAAGGGGATACCCCCTGAAGAGTGGCCACTGTGTTATATCAGCGCTGAAACGGATGTGCGCATATTTCCAATTCCGTATGGGACTGGCTTAGAGATTGCTGCCTGGGCTGCAGTAGCGGTAGCTGTAGCTTCTGCCGCTTATTCTCTGATCATGATGTCTCAGATGAGCAAGGATGGGATGGGGTCAGCCAGCGGCGGGGATTCTCTGGATTTATCGCCAGCAAAAGCCAACACAGCAAAACTTGGCGATCCAATCCGTGAAGTTCTTGGAAGAGATCGCGTTTATCCTGATTATCTGGTGCAGCCGGTAAGTCGGTTCGACAGCAGTAATCCACAAATTTACAGAACAGATATGTTCCTGTGCGTTGGCGTTGGCACGCATGCAATAAATCAGACGACGATAAAGATCGGCAATACGCCGGTTAGCAGTTTTGGTGATGATGTTAGTTTTACGATTTATCCGCCGGGTGCTAGCGTCGCTTCTGACCACCGAACAGAAAATTGGTTTGCTTCAACTGAAGTTGGTGGTACGACATCAGGCACCGCTGGACTTGACCTTGCTTCGACAGGACCTGACTCGGTCAGCATCACGGCAGATGCAATAACCATATCTGGCAACAACGTTACAGTAATTGGCGCCGTGGATGATGCTGGTGATGCTGTAATTCCTGATTCTTGGGTTGTAGGAACAGGTCTTACTATCCAGGTGCCAGATACCTTTACGGTAGCGCTCGAGGCTGGTCGTAATGTCATCTATGGTGATTTTGCTGAACTCAACCCATCAGTAGGCCTTCCCGTGTCCATGACATGGAATGGAACTCGTATTGACCTGTTTATTTCAGCTTATGATCCAGGCTCACCAGCAGTACCAGGCGTAGGTGGTAACGCGGCAAGCATCACTGCATCTGCATCACCAACAACATACGACTTCAGCGCTAATCCACTTTCATTTACATTGACATGGGCTGGTGTGAACTATGTCATTTCTTTGACAGCTAACTACGTAACTATGTCAGGTCTCACTGATGAGATGGATGATCAATTATCAGGTTCAGGACTGGAAGTTGTAGCGATAGATACGAAGGTAGTGATCAGGGAAAAGGAAAGCCCATTCAGTGGAAACAGTATTGGTTTCAGCGTACTGCCTTCAGTTTTGTTTGGTACCGATCCTGTTATTGTGGCCGGTACGGCATCAACAGGTGGAACCCCCGCTGTTATGGAGCACATTGCTTTATCATGGGGAAGCGTGACTGGAGATCCATTCATTGGACTTCCAAACGGATCCCAACGTATAGCCTTTGGCCTACGGGGATATCGCTATCGTATAACTAACATTGATGGGCAAACCATCAGCGTTGAGAGACTAATTGAAAATTCAGATGGCTCAACAACGTTAGATCCCTCTTGGCCTGGGTTTGCCGGGCGCACGTTGTTGGATTTTACAGTCACTGGATTGAGTGATTCCTATGACTGGATGGGGCCTTTCCTTTGCTGTCCAGAAAATGAAACAACGACTCAAATAGAGCTAAATTTTGTCTATCCCCAGGGGTTGTGCGATGTGGGAAGTAAAGACGGAGCCATTCACTGGCATGACGTAGCGATGACAGTTCAATATCGTTTGTCAGGTTCTGATGACTGGACCAGCGTACAAATAAAGCATGGAAATAACACGGTTAATGAGGTTGGTTACACCGAGGCTATCACTTTTCCTGCCCCCGGAAATTATGAAGTACGGATTAAGCGAGATACGCCAGTATGGGGTGGTACTACTCGAGACTCCGTCCAGTGGCAAGCAATGCGCGCTAAACTTTCTGCTCGCAAGACCAGTTACCCCAATGTGACGACGATCGCGCTAACAATTCGAACCGGAAACCGTTTGGCCGCTCAGTCAGACCGCCGCGTTAATCTTGTTGCAACCAGGCTCTATGACGGGCATGCGTCGAGAAGCATCAGCGGTGCGTTCTACCACGTATTGAAAGACCTTGGCTATGCCGATAGCCAGATAGATTTCGCCACTATCAATGCACTGGAGGCTAATTACTGGACGCCCCGAGGCGAAACCTTTGACTGGTCAGCCGGCAGTGATAACACTTCCGGTTTGGAAGTGCTGCAACGGATCGCCAATGCAGGCATGGGTTACTTTTTGCTGAGCGATGGGCTGGCGTCTGCCGGCAGGGAGGGGGTAAAAAACTGGTCCGGCGTAATCAGCCCACAGGAACAAACCGAGGAACTCCAGACAGCTTTCAAGGCGCTGTCGCAAGATGACTATGATGGTGTCGATGTTACCTACATTAACGCCACTACATGGGCTGAGGAAACGGTTCAATGCCGTTTTAGCGACAACCCAACACCTCAGAAGGTAGAGGACTACACCCTTGATGGAGTGAAGGATCCAGACAGGGCTTACCGTATAGGCATGCGAAGGCTGATGAAATATCGATATCAGCGGCTAACGCATACAACCAGCACAGAAATGGATGCTCTTTGCTATAACTACGGCGATCGTATCGTTCTTACCGATGATATTCCCGGAAGCAAAACGATTAGTTGCCTTGTTGTAGATGAACAGCATGATGCTAACACGGTAAGGATCCAAGTTAGTGAACCACTGGATTGGTCATTTGAAAATCCACGATGCTTAATCCGGTTTCAAGATGGTTCGGCATCGCCATTGCTGGTTCCAACTCGCATTGATGACTACACGTTATCACTCAGCAATACCGGAGATATTCGCATTGATGAATGGATAATGAATGATTCATCAGTCGAACCACCAAGGATAGTATTCTGTTCTTCTTCTCGGGTGGGATACGATTCGATAATGGATTCAATTGAACCTGGTTCTGATGGTACGTGCCAAATTAATGCACTGCAATATACTCCGCTGCTTTATCAATATGATGACGCAACCTATCCAGGAAATACTAATTAACTGACCTATAGCTAAATAACCCGCTTCGGCGGGTTTTCTCTTTTATGAGGCAAAAATGACGACTTACAACACCGGAAACGCATTGGGCTCAACTGATCCAAGAGATCTCTATGACAATGCTCAAAATTTTGATGGTGCTATTAACGGAACGTCAGAGAAATGGACAGATCGCCTTGGGCGAGAGCGTCTTAGCTGGGATGGAATGCAAGCGAATATTTCTCCTCTTGGAAAGACGTACACCCAAGATCAGGCAACCGCTGCAATTGCTTCTGGAGAAATACCGGATGGTGCGTTCTTCTTTATCTGGTCTGATGACGAGGGCGCTGTAGCTGAAAAATATCAAAACGTTGGCGGTGTAATTACACCAACTGGTGTGAAAATATCAAGTGAGCAATTCGTGCAAATGGTTTACCAACAGGCGTTGGCAAACCTGGCCGATATTTCGCAACTTAAAAACATCACATCGATGCTTAAAAACTACACCTCTAAAGGGTGGCAGTTTTCGTTGGAATCGAAAAACGGCCCATCGGAAACGCTTCTTGGTGTAGATGATAATGGCGAGTTGTGGCTCGCCGGTCTTGTTCGCGGGATACAGGAATATGTTGAACAGTTAATCCCGACATCATTAGCGAACAGATATAAAGGGCTTCAATGGGCGCTGGTGGATAAATCAGGAAAGCTCGGGCTTATCACCATTGACGATGATGGTGCTATGAACATCGTCGGGATGGATGACGCACTTCAAGATCGTGTTTCCTCCCTTTGTTCATCAACATTTTCCCGTCGTATTGTGGGATTTCAATATGTGGTTTTGGCCGAGGATTTAACGTCGGCACTGCTCGCTATTGATGATGACGGTGGTTTTTATATTCCAGGTATTGATGGCCCACTCCAAGATAATTTGGGCGAGTCCTTGGCAACGATAAAAACTGATAACGGCGTCCCGGCGGCAGCATGGCGAGGAAATGTTGTGTGGTCAGAGAGGCCGGTTCTCACCGCTCAAAAACTGACATCTACTGGATTTATTTTCAGTTATGTTCCTGGAGGTGAAGCAACTGCCGGTAGCGGGGTTAAGTACGAGCCATCCATTCGAGAAATGCCGATCGATGCCAACGAGGTGCATGGCGGCGGTTCGGGTGGCCAGTCACTGAACACGCCAAAAGATGGCGCCGGCATTAATATTGTCAATCGCGACCCTGCTTTTCGTGGTCGAGTACTCGCCGGTGCAAATGGAAGGCCGGAAGGCGGCGGAATGGATCCTGTAAGCGAGTCAGACCGGTCTACGCTTAACGATGCACAGTATCCGGATGCAGGATGGCGCCAGGGTAATGTGTTGCCGATGTATTATGCGATTCTTCATAAAAATCCTGGCAACCAGGTCTTTATTCATGCCCCATTTGCGGCCGGCGGCCGCTCTTTTGCCGAGATAAGCAAAGGGACGATCCCATATCAAAACTCGCTGGACTTTGTGCAGCTTGGGAAAAATGCAGCTGATGGGGTAGGGAAACGCTACACGTTCAAATTCATGACGTTTGAGCATGGAGAAACGGATAACGACAACGGCAGTTCGCAGAATCCTGGTGATTATCTCGCGAAAATGACGCCTTATTTCTCTGGAATGCAAGTTGACTTCAAAGCGATTACAGGCCAGACCGAGAATTTCACAGAGGTAGTGGGGCAGGTCGGCAGTCGCATCAACACCAAAAATCAGCAGGTAGACGATCAAGGCAACCCAATCGGCGAGCCTGTGATTGTACAGCCGTACTCTGTCACTGCCACAGACCAGTTAACTTATGTGCGTCAGAACGCGGCAAAGGCCATCATGTACGGCCCCAAATACCCGCTTAATTGGCTCTATAACGATGCAACGCTGAGCCATCTGAATGCCGCCGGTAAAGTGCTGCAAGGAGAATATGCCGCACAGGCGATTTATTGGCACCTATACGACCCAGCAAAAAAAGGCACCTGGACGGGACTGAAAGCTCGCTCATTATCAGTGAATGGTAGCACTATCGACATCGTGTTCGATGTCCCATACCCGCCGCTGGTAGTTGATACAACAACAATTGCTGATTGCCCTGGGCAAGGCTTCTCGTTGCAAGATGCCTCTGCTGAGGTTCAGTCTGTAGTAGTTATCGCACCAAACACTATCCGGCTTAATCTAAATCAGTCCCCTGCAGTTACAGATCACCTATTGATTGGATTCACTAACACTGTTCCAGCAACCCAGGACTTTGTCTATCCACTGGTGTGCCTACGTGATAGCTCAACTCAAACATCACGCTGGATCACCAAGAATAACCAACCTTTTCCGCTATATAACTGGGCATGCCTCGATCGCCTACCACTGAATGGAGCATTTTAAATGACAGCAGCTATCAATACTGGCAAAGCCTATGCGGGTTTCCGTGCCTCTCTCGACTTGTCGGCATCAATTCTTGACCCACAGGCCCTGTTTAATGCCTACAAAGCGCGAGTAGTGGCAGACGGAGGCACTATCCCGGACGAGTCTGGTTGCCTGGCGCGGTTTTCATTTTTACTGAACAATGGCATGTATGACCGAGCGACGGTATGTGCTGCGCCGGCATTCGGGCTAAAGGCGGATGGTTCTGGGAACGTCCAGACCATTTACAACCTGCTTGGTGTTGACGGTGATTTGATTGCAGGTTCCCAGGGTACTCCGCCGTTGCCAATGACGTATGATGCTACCGCGCGCGCGGTTATCATTCAAATTACGTCCGGCGGTGGCTGGTTCTTAAAGAGCCGCGCAAACCAGGTTATTCAAAAGGGGGGCGCGTACCTTATCGCTGGCCGCATGAGCGATCTGTACCGTGCGGACAACAACGGTATTCAGCTTGGGTACAATATCAATAATCTGCCGCTGGCATATCTGCGGACAATGATCACTAACAATAACGCCATAACTGAATCGTGGCGATATGGTACGCGTGATAGTGCCTGGCCTGCGGGGACTGGTGGCGCGGTAGTTGCTGCAACATCAATCTATGCCGACTATGTGCCATCTGCAGGCCTTTTCAAAGTCGCTTCTGGTGTCATTGAAGGTTATGAGAAAGGAAAGCTGTCGGTAACTTCCTCTGTGGCAGCTACCGGTAAGCTTGCAGATCTGAGCAGTTTCACTGCTCCGTTATTGATCGGCGGTTCGCAGGGCGCCAGTGGTGTAGGCGCATGCTATGGTGCTTTCAAAGATGTGTTGTTCCTGCACACTGCCGATGAGTCTGATGCGGTATTGGCTTCACGCCTGGGGATGTAACTATGGTTGAAGATTGGATGATCCCACAAGATTGGCAAAATCCGAAATGGAATCAGGACGGTAGCCAGCCTCATCACTGGCATAACTATGTCTCAAGCGCAGTTCAGCAAATATGGCAAAGCTTTACTGATGAGCAAAAGCAGGTGCTAGCCGCTGGGTTTGCAGAGGTGGCGCTGAACGAGGATTGTTGGGATTAAAGCAAAGGCCGGGAGGGAACCCGGCTATTTGTACAGCGTGGCAAAGTCGAATGCGATCCCGGCATCAACGGCTTTGCCCTCTGTTTCAAATGGCGTTTCTGAGACGAGCGGCCAGCGCCCTTTATGCCACACATAAAGCCAGTGCTGGCCTTCCTCGTCTTCGCGGATTGCGAACATCGGTGGGCTGTTTTGCTGTGGCTCAGGGTATCTGTCGTTTTCGTTGAGAATGAAGATCTGCCGGCCGGCGAGGATTATGCTGCCCATTATTTGTCCTTTGATTTCTTAAGAAGATCAAATTTTTCATGAAGCGATTTCGGATATAGTTCGGTATAAACTTGCCACAATGTATTTAAGTTTTTATGTCCAGTTACTTGGGCCACCTCTTCGATACTAAATCCAGCCTCAAACAACCTGCTTGCTCCCTCCCGTTTAAGATCGTGATAGTGCAGATCATCTATCCCTGTCTTCTCTCTCACCTTGATGAATGCTGCTGATATAGACTTTGAGTTATAGGGAAAAATGTATTTTGAAACCCTCTCTTGGCGCATGACTATCTCCCACGCCTCACCAAGAAGCGGAACACTCATGTGGTTTCCTGCTTTCTTCCTCGGATCCTTTCTATCCCTTACAAGAACTGATTTCTGAACATAATCAATATCACTCCATTCTATGCGGCAAACCTCACCTACTCGCATGCATGAAAGAATAGAAAAATTGAAAATATCGACAAATGGTATCCTGGAGCGGGGATGGTTTTGCCGCTCTTGCAATGCAGCAACGATAACGCCTATCTCGTTTTCGTCAGGGCGTCTAGTTCGCCTATTCGATTTCGAGATTAGGCGCATTTTAGCCAGAAGAGGCTTTGCTTCATCGATCGGATTAGCGGTGTAGCTGATGCCGTATATAGGTTTTGCGGCTTTCAATACCGTGCCAAGATAACTCAAGTCATGAGAGACGGTCGATGGAGCGGCGCCGTTAGCAACCCTGCGTCTGCAGTGATCAATGATATCATTGGCCTGCAGCTTTGATAGGGCTAAGAAGCTAAACTCTGCGGTCAGCAACATGCGCAGAGTAGAGGATTTATCTTTTCCCGCCTTTCCACCTGTTTCTGGATCATCAAGATATTTTTGTATGAGTTCGGCCACAGTTATCCGGTCGGTGTCATTAGAGTTTGGGATGCCGTTTTTTTCCAACTCAGCAACCCGGTTAATGCCCCATGTCTTTGCCAGCGCCTGTTTGCTAAACGTTCTATTTTCACGGAATAGATAGACACCTTTTTCACGGACACCAACAGTGCAGCGATACCGTACAGTACCATCTGCTTTGGTTCTTTTTTCGATGCTGTAATAGGCCATAGTTAAACCATTCGGTACGATTTGAGGGGTGCTGCTAGGGGTGCTGATGAGCGGAAAATACAT